TCATAATTTCATCGCCTGCCCTTCATTGAAATCTTCATCTATATCATCGGACTGCTCACTGCCATCCGTAATATTTACATATTCGCCGATAATGTTCAGCGCTTCGCAGTAACTTTCCGAACTCGTAACACGACTGCACATTTCTTTTGCCTCGTCAGCCATACCGTTTTGTTTGAGAGTGTGACTTGCAATTCCTAACAGATTGAATATATTGCCATCCTGACCTATCAACGCACAGTCAGGTTTGACCTTTTCTGCTTTGCTTTGCTCATCGGTAATAAATCCACCGAGCTTGTTTTCCACATAGTCGGAAAGCCAAGTTCCGGCAAATGCTGTGTATGACTGTAATCTCCACATTGCAAGCTTGCCGATATCAAGGTGGACTTCTTCAAATGGATAAAGAATACAGGTAACGCCGTCATTTTGAAACACAGAAGCATTCTCAAACTTTGTATTGTCAAGAAGTATTCCTTTGTCCGTAAGCATTTTATTGATGCCGTCCATCCATTCTTTAATTTCACCTCCACAGCCCTGCAAGATGAGTCCTTCCTTACCGTTCATACGGCGGAGGTCTGAGAGTGTTATACTATTGATTTTCATTGTCATCTTCCTTTCATAAAAATAAGCACCCACAATGAAGTGAGTGCCTTGCTTAATCGTATGCTCAACAGTAGACTACATATATTTTGTTGTTTTCTGCAATTACATTGAATGATAAGTCTCTCGGAGCTATGCCACTGCTTTGGAAGTAGTAGGCTACATACTCAACATCGCCATAGCAATCTGCTGTCAGGCTTTGCGTATCATCATAATATGATGCGTTTGTGGGCGAGAACCAGCTTGCGTTGCCTGTGTTCAGTGAGGAATCGTATTTCATTCCAAGCTGCTGACCGTAGGCTATGCAGGCACTCACCGCATACTGAACATCAACCGTTTTTGCTTTGGTAGGCGGTTGCGTCGGTTTTTGCGTTGACTTTTCTGTAGGCTTTTGAGTAGAATTTTCAGTTTCTTTTTTAGCAGTCGATTCTGATTCAGACGGATTACTATTCACTGTATTCTTGCTGTTGTTCTGGACCTCGGATTATGTTTTCTGAATCGGATCCGTTGCCGAAACAACTGCCGATTTTTGCCCACTGTCGGCTTTTTCTTCGGTTTTTGTATTCTGTCCCGAAGGCTCTGTTTCTTTTGAAACGGTGGTTTTTTCGGCGGTGGTTGTTGTTTCGGTTGTTGCCATTTCAGAACTTTCCCCAGATGCAGAAACACCCACGGAAGTTGAAACCGTGGGTGATAAAGAACTGTTATCCATTGTTTCTTCTGCAGTACAGGCTGTGAATGTTCTTGCCATTAGTATTATGCTTATCATTATTGCGATTTTCTTTTTCATACTATCGCCGTCCTTTCAAGCAATAAGTATATCCAAAGAATTTCAAATGTCCAGAGATTTTTGAATACCAACTGATAATCACTTCTTTTTGGCAGACGCAAACGGTAAACTAACATTCTGTTTTTCCACCCATTTCAAAGAAAGATGAACAAGTGCATCTCTCTGTTCTTCCTCGGACAGGCTGTCAATGAAATCTTCAAGTGTGAAATTTTCCTCAAAATCTTCTTCAAGGTATTTGCAGTTGTCGCAGATTTTTTCTCTCCTGACAACAACCGAGCCATCATCCTGCTGTGTGAATGATAAAACATCGTTGTATTTGAATCCGATTCGCTGACGGATTTCAAAAGGGATTGTAATTCTTCCTCTTTTTCCGAGAACTCTGAACAACCTGAGCATTACTCGTCCTCGCTTTCTGCCGACTCTGCTTTGTATTCATCGCAAAGGCAGTCACCGCAATTACACTCATCATTGCACCTCTCAATCAGAATTGCTCCGTCCATAGCTGAAATCTGCACAGCACAGTCGGATGTGATTCCTGATACAATAAGTGCGTCAAGCGGTATGCTTACATAAATTCTATTTTCCATTGTTAATAATACACTCCTTCAAAATTTGTTCTAAATCAATTTGCTGTTCGGTTGTCAAGTCAAGCAGGCTTAACTGCAACGGCTTGTTTCTCTGCCGTTCATACATATCGTAGTTGCTGATAAGCAGTTCGGGGAATTGCTCGCCTGCATTGATTCGCTGTTTCATATTGTGTAACCTTGTGAAATCAAAGAATGAGTAACCGTCATACAAATTACGGATTTCCTTACAATCGTTATATGATACAAGCCATTTGCCCTTTGAATTTGCAAGTGTGTTTTTCAGCCTCAGATGGTCTTCCCAAGTGAATCCGCACTGATAAACATACTCGCTTGAATAGTAAGGCGGATCGCAGTAGAAAAAGGCATTTTCTCGGTCATAATGCTTGATTAAAACCTCAAAATCCTGATTTTCAATCACAGTATTTTCAAGCCGTTTTCCGACTTGCTCTATCAGTTGAAAAAGGCTCACTACTGAAAATGGCTGACAGGCAAATGATTTTCCGCCACTTGAATAACTGTATCGTAAAAGTTTAAGAAACATTACGGCTCTGCGCAAATCGTAGTCCTGTTTCATTCTGACATATAGCTCTATGATTTCTTCTGCTTTCAAATCAGGCAGTATAATCTTTGTCAGTTCCAATTCCTCATCAAGGTACTTATCTTCAAACTTCTCCTGTTTAAAAAAGTGCTTTATTGCATTGAAATCATCCCTTGAATTAAGCGGATAAAAGCCGAGCTCTTTTATGAATGCCATAGGTCTGTCACGCATACAGCGAAAAAGGTTTACAAGATTGTGATTGAAATCGTTGTAAACCTCGAATTTATCAGGCTTTTTCTTGCCTAACAGTACAGCTCCCGAACCTCCGAACGGTTCAATATACCTTTCGTAATTCAGAGGAAACAGGGCGTACAAAATATGAAGGATGGATGTTTTGTTACCCATCCAACTCACAGGGGTTTTTATTACCTTTCACTCCTCTCGAAACATCAATCGCCCCTGAAACGACAAAAAGCCGTTGATTAAGTCTTTAATTCAACCAACGGCTGTATATATGAAAACAAATATCAGTCGTTCGGAACGATTGATATTTGTTGTTGTTGTTTAATTTTTACTTTCTACCTTTTTAATGATTTCACCGATTGCTGAAATCACATTTACTGTAACTGCATTTCCAGCCATCTTGTAAAGTCTGCTGTCGGATAGTCCTGTGGCTCTTGCTTTATCGAACTGTTCGTCCGTAAAGCCTTGTAATCTCCAGCATTCTCTCGGAGTAAGCTTTCTGATTTTTCCGATATGGACTTCTCCGTTTGGCTCAACAAAGGCTACTGCGAATTTTTCATCATCTGTAAAATCTGTGCTTTCTACGAAAACACCCGAATGTTCAGCCTTGCGGTTACTGATTCCCGAATCCTGCCTTGCAGTTATGCACCTTGCAATTTCTGTCAGCTTGGGTTCGGGGTTCAGGTCGATGAAATAATATGCCTGAGTTGCGGAAGTTGTCAGAGTATGCGCTATCTGACTTCCTACTCTGCCACGCCTTGAATTTTGTCCTGAAAAGGCAGTATCAATGCTGTCGCCGGGATATGCGATCTGATAACCGTCTTTAGTTTTAGATTTTATCGGCAGACCAAAATTTTCGGTATTTTCAATGAGATAAAGTCCCGAATGACCGCCGAATCCGCCCGAACCGCTTGTAAGCGTACAGCTTAGTCCTTTTGATGAGTAGATTCGTTCACCTTGCGTTGGGTTTTCTTTGTATAAGAGCTTTTCCGCTTGCTTGCGTGAAAGATAATACTTCTCCGGCACATTGTCCTCTAAGATAGCCGATAATGAACACTCGATTTCGTGACTGGGGAACTCCGAAATTTTTGCTGTTAAGTATCTGCCAGCACACATCATACCCCAAACCATCCAATGTACGGAGGATTGTTTCAAATGTTTTGCCTGAGTCATGGTTAAGCAGACCGGGAACATTTTCGAGGAAGAGACACTTAGGTTTTTTAACGGCAGAAATTCGAGCAATCTCGAAAAACAGCGTTCCTCTTGTATCGTCAAATCCTTTTCTTGCTCCGGCGATTGAGAAGGACTGACAGGGAAACCCTCCAACAAGAAGGTCGAAATCGGGTAACTGTTCGGGTATAATTTTTCTTGCGTCATCAAAGTAAAGTTCACCTCCTGTATCGTACATTGCTTCATATGCCTGCTTTGCATACTTGTCGATTTCGCAGTATCCGACGCACTCAAAACCGCCTATGGCTTCAAGCCCCGAACGGAAACCGCCGATACCTGCAAACATATCAAAATATTTGATGGTCATAAATCTTCAGCTCGCCGAAGATTTAAAGATTAAGCCACACCTCACATTCCTATTTTAATTCCGTTGTTCTCATTAGGAACTTCATCTTCTACTTCTGATTCGGATTGATTTTCTGCTTCGATTTCTTGCTGCGTAAGCTTTCTGAATGAGTCCTCACCGGGAACTACACCGAGTGTTCGACCATTGTCCCACTCAGGAAATATCGTACCCAACGAATCAACAAATTTAACCGTTCCTCTTGTGCCTGAGGTCACAGGTGCATAAGGGTCATTCATAGAGATAAGCTCAATTCTTGTACCCGGCGGATACAATTTCTTTGTGCTTTCAGATATTCTGCGCTGTCTTTCGTATTCGTTCAAGTTTAACACCTCCAATATTTTACTACTAAATAATTGTTTTGTTGGACTTCTGATTTTTGTTCTCATAAAATCAACCGCCGTCTTTCTTCTTTCTGTCTGTTTTAAGTTTTTTGTTGTCAGAGAAATGTGCTTCATCGTTTTCATCGCAATTGTCATTGCACCTGTCAAAATTAGGTTTCTGTTGCATTTCTCTTTCAAACTTCCTGAGTTCAGGAGTGTCGGTAAAATACATATCAATCATTCCTTTCAATTTTTTGTAAATAAAAAAAGGCAACCGTTCTAATCAAAAAAATTAAAACGATTGCCAAATAAAAAAAGAGCCAATTACTATATCTCTAAAATAAGAAATATAATGATTGACTCATATATTTGATAATATTAAATTAAGCAGATTAGCGAAAGTAATCAGTTTTCTTTACCTTTAACTAAATTTTGTAGCTTTTCAACAGCTTCATCTTTAGTTTCAGAATCCTTCACTATTTGGATAATTGAGTTCATAAGAACATCAAATTGTTTGTCTGTCATATTTTCGAACTCCATATCTTTTCCTTTCCGATAAAACAATTATCACTTCTACCGGAAATTTGTATATAAGTAATTGAGGCTCATAGAAAAACTATGAGCCTCTTTTGGCTCCCCCAACTGGGCTCGAACCAGTGACATCATGATTAACAGTCATGCGCTTTATTTTGAAAAAGTCAGTGTTCATCGGCATTTTCGGACTTTTAAAATATCGTCTGTAGTAAATCTGTAGTAACTGTTGAAATTAAAAAAAATATTTGCTTTTTTAAAAAATATTTCAAGAAAACACTTGACATATCACCCAATGAGTGATATAATATAGATACAATAAAGAAAGGGGATACCGAAATGACAAGAATGGAAAATAAAGAAATCACAGTAAAAGATTGTTTTGCTAATAAAGTGGCTAATGAGCTTGGCAGGAACATCACAATGTGCTATGTCTTTGCAATTTTGAAAGAAACAGAAAAAGCCGTATATGCAATGCTTAATGTTGGTTGTTACCAGCGCAAGACAATGTGGATTCCGAAGTCTGTTCTTGTTGAAGAAGATGTTCCCGATGATTCCAACCACAAAGTAATCTATACAGATGACTACGACAAAGCTGTTGAACTCTTCAACGACCATTGGTCAGATTTTATTTGAATGTAAAGGAGAAAACATTATGAAAAAAGAAATTTTAAATTTGATTGAAAGCAATGAGGGCGAATTTGTGTTGAATAACATCAGTTACCTCAGAAGATGGAAAAAATCCGCAATTGGTGAAAGCGTAGACAAGTTAGTCGTTGAATTTGAAAATATCAATAATGTAAATTTCGGAGTAGCGAGCAAAGAAATTGTTGCAAGAGATTACAACGGAATCATCAATGAAATCACGATTGCAACAAAAGAGTATTTGCAAAAAGTGTCAGACGAACTTTGTAGAAATCTAAAATGTGGGTATATAAATTCAAAATAAAAAAGGAGTTAACTCACCTTGAACACTATATTCATTGAAGAATCAGCCTATTCTTATCTGAGAGAATGGGCTGACAAAGACCGATTGAAATATTCCTTAGCCGAACCGTTTTTTCGGAAATGTGAAATACGCAAAAAAGATAATCCTGAATTTGTCCTGTATGTTGAATCGAAAGGGCTTCAAAGAAAATTCTCATTAAAATTCAATAAAAAACTGCTTGTGAAAGGCGAGTTTTTTCCTACTCCCGAAGGGCCGAACGATTTTCAAATTCATTATAAACTCACAGAAGAGGCTGAAATGAGCCAAGAACAGCTTAACGTAATGATGACCTTGATAACATCGTATGTACATACAAACGCTTTTCTATGGTACGGCAACTTTCTCGACCGTGACAAGCGAGAATTTTCGGCAGTCGGAACAAGCCGAAACGGCAACAAAGCAATCGTATTCAGACCGTTTCGTAACCAATTATATGCCGCGTCGGTCGGTCGTCACAGAAGCCCTGAGGGCGTGTTCCAAGTTCGCGGACACTTCCGCCGTTATCAGACCGGCAAGGTCATTTGGATAGATGGCTATCTGAAAGGAGTTGATAAGATTGACGATTAGAGAGGCAAGGCTTAACGCCGGATTAACTCAACAGAGGATGAGCGAAGTTTTTGAAATTCCTAAAAGAACTATTGAAAATTGGGAAGCTGGCAAGCGAAACCCTCCTGCCTATGTCGAAAAGCTCATAATCCGTGAACTCGAAAGGATTGCAACAGAAAATAATAAATAATAACAAATTCCCCTCACACTGTCACTAAAGATAGGTGAGGGGGATTTTTTAGCCGAGTGCCTTTTTAGCATTGGCAATTTTCTTGTCTTTAGACCAGTTGCAATCATTTATAAGATGATAAATTGCATTGATTGTCTTCTCACCTACAATGCCATCAACTGTGACCTTACCTGCTCTCTGTGCCTCTTTTACAGCTTTCAAAGTGCCGTCACCGAAACCGTTTGAGTTGTCAACCTTTGTTTTGATGATTTTCATGTTATAAAGCGTAATTAACTGCTTTTTAAACGCGAGTGTAGCCGTATTGTGTGAGCCATATTTAATCATTTCCTCATTCTCCTTATTTGATGTTTTACCGCCGAGCTGTGCGGTTACTTCGTCTGCAAGATTGCCAAGCCTGTTATAAAGCCAGTCACCTGGGCAAGATTTATTCGCAAACCACCTGTGTACAGTCAAGACCATTTCATTTGACTTTGGTGAATAATTTAGCGTCTTGCTTTCATTACCAAACCAAAGCAGTTTAGTCTTGCCATTACGCTTGCAGATGTCAACGCATAGTGTAATAAGTTTGTTGTACACCTTGCTGTTCATGGTGTACGGAGCTACTGTGTCGCTTGCACATTCGATTGTAACTGCACGCTGGTCATTTGCGTTTGATGAACTACACCAAGAGCGGTTGCTCTCATCGACACAGAGTAACACTCTGCCGTCATAGCCGATTCCGTAGTTACAGCTTGCCTCATTTTTCGTGTTCATAAAGATGTTGCCGAGGGTTTCGACACTGCACTGACCTACAACGCAATGCGGAGTGATTCGGTCAATGCTGTGTGTACGCTTACCGCTGTGATTTGGTGATAATTTAGTGTAATTAACAAGTTTTGAATTACTCATAATTATTTCTCGCTTTCGTTCACTTCGGGCAAACCTGCAATGCTTGTCAACACAGACAACACACCTGCAAGCAGAGATGCCGAGCCTACCGCAACCCAGTTTACATCTGTCATCACGGCAGACACACCGATTGTTGCAATAGCAGTCTGTGCAACAGTCTTAATCGCTCTGACGGCTGTTGCTTTTGCCCATTCTTTGGTAAAAATCTTTTTCATTTTCATTCTTTCCTTTCGTTGTTTTTTTCAAGGTCTTCAATCCGATGATTGGCAACCTTAATTTCTTCGTCCACAACCGCATTGTGCTGTTCAATCGCATATGTGCGCTCAATGAGATTGTTATGTTTTTCAACTTTCTTTTCAAGCTGTTCGATTCGATAGTTTGATATTCGGTTGCTTACACAAATGCCACCAAGTGTGCCAACTAAAGTACCAAACAGCGATATAACAGATACAATTACTTCGGGTGTCATTTTACTTCAATCTCACTTTCGACAGGCTCGTCAACGGTTGGATTGTCGCCCCAAACTGCCATGACAGCATTATAGTATTCATCAGACAGCACCGTTTTGAGCTGTTCTCTGCCCGATTTGCTGTTCATGTATGCGTTGCGGATGTTTCCGCCAACCTGCATTTCTTCACCGTTAAAGGTCAAAAACTGCTGCCTGAGTACCGACACGCTGTCCTTTGTGAGCATATCAAGTGTAATTTTTTCTTTAAGTTCCATTATTTTTACCTCCGTTATTTAATTTTGTACAAGCAAATCACATTAATTTGCTCGCCGTCTGCAAATGTGTAAGCCGTCTTATCCTGAGTCGAAAACTGTAGCCAAGTGTTATTTTTCGGAATGGCAAATTTAAAGAGCTTGCCAAGGTTTGAAATACCAACACAAAAAACATTGTCCTCGGAAATACATTTGTACGGCAAATCAATCAGCGGACACATGCTATTGCCGCCAAGAGATACTGCGTTCATTTTGACCGTTGCACTGACGATTACGATGTCACCAATCGTCTTATATGTACAGTTTGCACTTTTGATTTTATCGGTGACGGTTGAATACGGTGTGAGTGTTGATGTACCACTTTCAATATTTGACGAATCGTATTTAGTCGCCAAGGCGGTTTTATCTGCTTTCACAAGCAGAGCGTTGTAAACTGCTCCGCTTGTGAGATAACACGGGCTGTTATTTTTGGGTTCGCTGTCGAACGGCATTGAATCAAGCTTTCGGGCAATACTCTTGTCTGTTTTATCAAGCCTTGCTCCAAGTGAATTTTGACCGCCTCTTGCTGTGGCAACCTCTCGGCTGATTTCGGCAAAACTGCCAGCACTTTCGTCGTTTATCTTGCTGTTTTCGGCGAGGCTCGGAGTTACCATAACTTTTAAAGTTAGCGGAGTATTCAACACCTGCGTTTCACCGTTTGCAATCTTAATTTCAATCGCTAAAAAGCCCGACATAGACTTGAAATTTTCGAGCGGAACAGTAATCATATCCGCCGTGCTATTCAGTGTGCAAGCAACTGAATCTGAGATTAAATATCCGTCAGTTGCAAAGGTTGCAGTTACTGTGCAATCTGCAAAGGTCAATTTTTCACCGCTTGCCGTTAATGTTACATCAAGATAGCGAACCGCTTTGTCATTTACATTTGCAATTGTAACAACATTTGGTGCATTTCGATTATTAACATCAATCGTAACCGATTTATGTTTCATACTAATTGCCATTATCTTCTAAACCTCCTTTGAATTTTGAGCAAATCAGACATTGACATACTTAAGTCGCCGATTGTAATTTCTTTGTATTTCTGAGATACACTATCGTAGACCGTTTTTGAAATTCTTCGGTTCAAATTCGTGCCGTCCGGCATTACAACCGTCACTTCGTCATAAAGTTTGATTGCGTGCATTTTAGTGAGCTCGTTTTCAAGAGTTACCCTTATACTCAGAGTTTCCGATGTTTGTTCCGTCGAATAGTTATAATCAGCGACCGCATTACGCAAAGCATCTCTGACTTCTTCGTAATTTTCGCCGGTGCTTGGATTTAAAGTATATTTTTTGATTTTGCTTGTGCAGTCGTATAAATATGTGTTTTTTATGTTCCGCTTTAGCCCTGTTTCATATGGTTCAGGGCTTGACACGACGACTTCTTTATTATTCGTAGTGTTGCATCGTGCGTAAGGCATAACATGTGTATAGTAGTTGCCGATTTCAGCAGTCTGCTTATAATCTGACACATTAGCGCCGAAAGCTATACGATAGCCACTTTTCGCACCTGCTGTACTGATTTTGTTAAAATAAATGTCAAAATTATTAAAATACAGAACACCGCCAAACTGATAAATCAGTCCTTCGTCATCATCTTTGAAGATATCCTCAAACTTTACCGCTTGTGAATAGCCTAAATAAATTCTTTTCTTTGCTGTGATTGATGAACTGAAGCTAAACCACTTATATGGGGCTTCCGTAAACCACATATGCAGAGGTTCTCCTACTATGCTATAGTCTCGCATGAAGTGGTCAATTAATTCTTTCGGTGTGCCATACATCGAACCGTCTGTTGCACGAGGAATTGTCCCGTTTTGGAAAAACATTCTTGACACATGTTCGCCCGACACGGTTAAATCACCGTTTTTATCGACCTCTATTTTGGTTACATAAAAGTACTGTGGCTCGGACACATTATTTACTTTTGCTTTAATATATGAGGCTATTTTAATTTTTGAAACGAGCTTATCTGTGCTTTTAATTTTTGCGCTAAAGCTGTATGCGCCATTTTGCTCCATTGTCGTCAAAAACTCGGTGCATTCAGTCAAAAAACCGAAACCGTTAGAATCAAACAATGGTGTTGAATTTTTGTAATAATCAGCAATGTTGTACAAGATAGGGTACATTACAATCTCCTCCAATTAGGCTTAATTTCAATGTCAGTAAACGCATTTGCGCTTTTTCCTGAGAGTTTTATTTTATTCCAACCGGGCAAAAGCTTTGGAAACTCTGTGCAGATTATGCAATTGTTTGCTAAACTCATGCCGTTGTTGAAAGAAGCGGACTGCTGTTCGGAATCAAGTTCAATATAATCCTTATCCGATGATGTTTTAACCGTTAAAGTTTGACTATCATTAACCGTCAGCGTCAACGGGTTAACTTTTGCACCTTTGTTGATGATTTTTATTAAAGGCTCTGCTTTGTAATTTTCAGGATTATAGACTTCGATTTCTGCGTTTTGTGTTGAGGTCAATTTGGGTCGGATAATCTCCTGACCTAAATCACTGTACCAATACGGCACTCGACTAAAATTTATAGTCGTTGACAAGCAAAGAGGAGCAACCTCTTCTATTGGCTCAATTCCTGTACAAATCGCTTTGGTAAAATAGCCGGTGTTATATGTATCCCTAAAGATTTTATATTCACCGTCCCAAACGGTAAGCCACTCAGCAAACGCTCTTACAAGCTCAGCGTTACTTTCGTTTGGCACAATGTATGGATAACTGTTGACCTCGAACTGCATTTCAACATTATCGAAAACACCATTGTCAGAAATCACTCCGCCGTTTTTGCCATAAACAGAAGTAAAATCAAAACTGCGTTTTGCGATTTGATATTTGGGAGGTGTAGCTATAAAAAAGCCTAATGTCCGTAAATCAGTGCCGTTGTATGTAAAACTATGCCTCATCTTTAACCTCCCAATTTCGACGCTTCACCGTCAAGTGTCTGCACAATCGCAGTTGACACACGTCGGTTAAAATCATCAACATCCATGTCATTATTGATGTTGACATCGCCTGTGAATTGAATTTCAATCGTAGGTGAATTTGTAACAGTTTTCAACATTTGACCGTTTACCGCTGCATTTTGACTTTGTGTGCGAATATTTGCAAACTTGCCGTTAATTGCTCGAATCGGATCACCTTCAAGTGCTGACAAGGTTCTTGAACTCATAGACCTTGCCGCCTTTTCTGCTTCTCCGATTTCGTCTTTAATGCCGAGTGGGTAACCTCGTCCTAAGTCTTGTCCTAATTTTCGGCTTTTTCGGGCAGGCGAATGTGAATCTTGTGTTTTCTGAATAGCACTAAGACTTAATTCTGCAAGTCCTCCTGCCGACTTAAATAATTTATCGGTAAGGCTTCCAGCACCGTCCATATAGCCTTGAACTAAGTTTTTGCCTTCTTCGTAGAATTTGTCATAAACTCCCGAAAAATTATCAAAGATTCTATTGACAAGCGACTTGCACGAATCATCAACTTTTTTGTTGGCGTCTTTGTCTTTCGTACCTTTGCTGGTGCCCTCAGGGATGCCTTTACCGGCTTCTTCGCTGTTTGGTTCGAGTTTGTTAAGCTCAACGGTTGCCTTATCTACAAGCTCTTTTGCATTATCAACCATTTTTTGAGTTACGCCCGGTTGATTTTCGTCCATTGCAGTTTTTAATAACTCATAGTTTGCGGTAAAATTTGCAAGCTGATTTTCAAGGCTTTCTCTTGAGCCTGTTTCGGCATCAATAAAGCCCTCTTTAATTTTCTGCTGTTGTGCAGTGATTTCATCAGCTTTGCCTGTAGCAATTGCGGCAACCGTGCCGTACATATCATTGTACTTAGCAAGCTCGATTTCTGCCCTTTCCTGCAATTCTTCGGCTTCTTCGACCTGGTCTTTTGTTACGCCTTCAACACCGTCTTTGTATGCCGTTTTTAGGTTCTCGGCATTTGTCTTAAAATCATTGACCTGCTGTTCGAGAGCAGCTTTGTTACCGGTGGTATAAGTAACAATGTTGTTAGACAAGTCCGACATAGCGGCTTTAATTTCTTCGGTGTTACCTTTAGCGTTTGCCGCTGTGAGATTCTCATAATTTTGGATTGTGGTGTTATAATCAACTACTTTTTTCTGATATTCCTTATACTTGCCATCTGCTTTGTCAAACTCTATTTGTTTCGCATTCAAGTTGTCTTTGGCTTCATTTTGCGCCTCACCATAGGCTAATGTGAGATTTGATAAAATTTCAATATGCCGTTGCATATTTTCGCCATTATTTAGATCTTTAAGTATTTGCTGATAATACTCTTGAGATATCTGACCGTTTTCAAAACCCCAGCCTGCAAGTTTTAATGTTTGTTTATTTTGCGAAAGCCCGGTAAGGCTCATTTGTTCAACTTTTTCTTTTGCTGAATCAAGTTCTTCCTTTGCTTTTTTTCTGTTTGCGTAGCCGGCTACAACATCCTCTTGTGCACCATTTAAACCGGACACAGCCGTTTGATATGGTTCTTCGAGTGCCGATAACATCGCCAGGGCTTTTTTTGACTCAAGCGCATTATCCATTGAGGTTTTAAGGTTTTCGTAAGATGTAATAACATTTCCGTTCCAGGTGATTTCATCGTCTGTAACTCTGCTCAGTTCGTTTGTGATGAATTTCGCACGGTCTTCATAGCCCTTTTTAACTTCGCCGTTTTTATCAACGATTTTTTTCAGTTCGCCCCAAAGGCCTTCGTAGTATTGAAATTCACTTTCAACCTCCGAAGCCGCATCTTTCTTGCTCTGCACATATTCGTCATTGGCATCTTTCAGCTCTTGAATTTCTTCTTTTGCTTTTTCCTGAGCTTCGTTAAGTTCTTCTTGGGATTGTTTTGCACTGTCGTTAGCCTCTGAAAATGCCCAAATTTCGCCTATAGCACCAACAACTAAACCTGCAACTAATCCCCACAAATTTGCTTTTTGAGCAGTGTTAAGTCCCTCCTGTGAGATTTTAGCGGCATCTGTCGCCGCTTTCAAGGACTTGTAAGCTCCCCACAGATTTTTGATTTCTGTAACTATTTTAGTGGCCTTTTTACCCGACCAAATAGCAGTAGTTAAAACACCAATCTGTTTTAGCGTTGGAATAATATCATCTGTATGCTTGCTCGCAAATTTACAAAGTTTTTTGACTTCCGGAAACAGCGATTTACCAATAGGATTAATGACATCGGTTTGCACAGTTCTGCCGAGGCTCGCCCAGTCCGATTCGACATCATCATATTTGATGTCTTTGATTTTTTCCATCGAGCCTTTGACATTTTTATAGTTTTTATTGACATTTCCCAGTGACTTGATAACTTTCATTGCATTATCTTCACCGAGAGCCGACCAAACCGTTGAAGCTGTAGTTAATGCCTTTTGCTCGTTCTTTGTGTTTTTTAAGTCGCTGATAACGCTATAAAAAACATCTGATGCAGTAGCTTTGCCGTCCTTCCACTTTTTAAAAATTTCGCCCGTGCCTTTTGAAAAACTACCGAGATTTTCTTCAATTCTTCCGTCGGAAAGAGAAATTGTAAATTCTTTGACAAAATCATTAACTTTGTCAAGATTGTACGCACCGTTTTTTGTGCCGTTTTCGAGGATTGAAAACATCTGCTCTGCATCAAAGCCTGCCTGTCCCCAAATCTGTGAATATTCGGCGATATTATCGCCGAGCTCTCCGCTGTAATTTAAGCCGTTTTGCGCACCTTTTACGATATAATCAAAAGCCTCATCAGCTGTTAAGCCCATGTTGGTCATCAGACCGTTAATGCCTCTTAAAGTTTCGCTGATATCAAAGTTATCAAAGGTTCCCTCGAGCGTGTACAGGTTTTCTGCCATATCTTTAAGCTTTTGAGGATCTTGTTCGTCCGTAACCTGCTTAATTTTTGATAAAGTATTTGCAATGTCTTCTTGCGATTCACCGAAATTGTCTTTGTAAATTTCGCCGATAATGCTTTCGTATTTTGATAACTCTTCGGTAGTCAAGCCTGTTTGAGCCTGCAAGGAGTTTAAAGCCTTTTCTTCGCTGTTTGCACTTATAACAGCTCCGGTCAACGCTCCGCCAATCGCCGTTGCTGTAGCAGTAGCTTCTTTTAAGGCATCGCCAACAGCAGATTTAAGGTTGTCAGCTGAGGATTTAACCTCATCCATTTCTTTCTTGACCTTGGATAAATCAGTTTTATTCGACTTATTTTCAAGGTTTTCAACCCCATTGGCGACTTTATCAAATTCGTCTCTTGTCTTGTCGAGTTGTTCGTTAAAGGAGTTAAGTTTGCTTTTGGTTTTTTCAACTTCACGCTGATAAGCTCTGTACTGTTCCGTCGAAATTTCGCCGTTTTTTGCCTGTTCTTCAACCTGATTTTGTACCTCAAGCAAGCGGTCAAGAGCGGACTTGCTTTTAGCAATCTGCTCTTGTAATACCTCTTGCTTTTGAGCAAGCAAAACAGTGTTTTCAGGATCAAACTTTAATTGTCTGTTAACAGCCGACAATTCGCTCTGTAAGCTCGCCGATGAGGACTGTACAGCTTTTAGGGATTTTTGCAAATCCATTGTATCGCCGGCAATTTTGACGGTAATACCCTTAATTGTAGATGCCATATCTATCCTCCAACTTTTTATATCTGTTCATAAACTCGCTGTACTGCTCTTCCGAGATTTCTTTGTTTTCAAATCTTTCTGTAACGAAAGGCAATACAGATTTCATCTTCTGAAATTTTTCTTCATCCTCGTGAATGTTTTTATTGTTTCGTAATGCAAAATAGGTTTCGATATAATCCAACACAAAACCTATTGTAAACCTTTGTAAATCTGCGACAGTCAGACCACACCTGACGGCATAAGACAAGACCTCTTTTGCCGTCAGGAAAGTTCCGTTTAGGTCGCTGTCGCTGTCACTTTTGGGCTGTCGCTTTTAAGACTGTCAACGATGAGCTTGATAATTGTGTCGGTCGCTGAAATAGCATCCTTAATGCTCAAATTTTTTGACCAAACTTTAAAGTTAGGAATCGTATCGTCTGCCGTTTTTGCCGCTGCCCATAAAAGCTTTACAGCAGAACCGAACTTTACATCGTTAAGATTTTTAACCAGAACACGGTCGGCATCACGCAGAAAGCTGTGGCCTTTGAATGTGTCCTCGTAAATGAGCATCGTGTATGCTGTAACCTCAACCTCAACATTTTTATCGTTAATAACAACTGTGTCTTTCATAACTTAGCCTTTAACCGCCTTTGTGTTGTCTGATGAGGCCTGATCTGTAGGAACTGCCGATTTTGCAGCCTTTACAGCCTTTACAGCAGGAGTTACAACATTTTCCGGCAGAGTGTCGGCATAAGATGTATAGCGTACAAAATCATTGTCAGGGCGTGGTTTTGACGTGATTGTAAATGTTGGGAACTGTGGATCGAAGTTGCCTTCCGATGTTTTGTCATTTCTGGTCGCTCTTGCAGCTACGCAGTCGAAATAAGTGTCAATCTCGTAGAGCTTGTCACCTTTGTATGTTTCCTTGGCAACAAGAAGAGCGAATCTCGGCATCACTTTGATACCGCCCTTCTCAATAATGCCGCCTTCTGTGGCTTCATCGTTGCCGAACCAATCTTTTTCGATGTTATCGACTGCTGAAATAAGTTCAAGGCTGATTGTGTAGCCACCGTTCGCACTTGCTACAATAATAGGCAAGCCGTCAGCGTAGATTGTATTTGAATCGCCAATAGGTTCAGCACCGATACTTCTGCCGCCTGCCTCATCAGATTTAAACCAAATCGGTGTTCCGTATGTAATTTCGCCTGTGCTGCCTTCTGTCAGCACAGCATAACCAACTTTTCTAATAGTTTTATTCATCAATAAGCACTCCTTATGTTTTTAGATTCTTTTTATTCCGCTCAAATCACCGCCGCCAAAAGCTTCAGATGATTTAATGAGCTTTTTTATTCCAGCTTCAAATTCATTATGGATTTTTTCTGTAGCCGGAGCAATGTGCATCTTCGGCTGTATCGTTCCGCCTTTTTTACCTCTCTTTTTACGAGTTTTTTCAAGAAGATGTGTAAGCCGATACTCAGGTTTTTCCGCATAAACTGTTTTTTCGTAAAACCTAAATGTTTCGTTCGTGATTTTTATTCTGAACGATTTGCGATATTTTTTTCTTCTGCCGACAGGTGCTTCTTTTTTGATTGCGTTTTTAAGTTCTTCGGCTTTTTCATCAACCAACAACCGCACGCCCATTTGGATGTCAGCCGAATAGGTTGCAAGTTCTTTTGATAAAGTATCGCCGATTCGGTCAATACCGACTTTTTTGTAACTACTCATCGAAAGTCACGCCCAAAGTGTAATAGCTTACACAAAGTTTATTTGTTGTGTCCCACGCTCGGTTCGGCTTTTTCCAACCGAAGCCGTTTTCGTTGAGCCATTTTTCAAACTTTGTTTCGCTTGCATGGTCATCTTTCGCTGTGTAGAGTTCTATGATGATTTTTGCAGTTTTCCAAAGGCATTTACCGTCTGCGTAAATTCCTGTTTCTTCATCCTTGAAATAAACAAGATAGGGTGCAGGGGTTGATTTGTTGTAATCTGCCTCTACACATTTAAAGCCACAGGACTTAATAAGTTCGACAAATTCATCGTAATTTTTAAAATACATCTTCTGCACCACCCTCATATAATCCCCTCTGCGATAAGCTCAAAATCGAGCAAGGGGGATTTTTGCTTTTATCGTGCTGAATTTGTTCAATCTTGAACCGTGTGCCGTCAATGATGACCGCCATATCCGTTCTCAATGTTTCATCTTTGTGAATATGTATAACCTTTGACAGTTCAATATCGTTCTGCTTTGCACCATAAAACCGAGTTACTCCGATTTTTTCATTGCCAAAACGATACTTTTTCAGGCTGTCGGTGATGATGTCGTCGTTTTCGTCGGTTTCGTAGATTTTTGCAAGTCCGTCGTTGAATGTCAAAAAATCAATGTTATTCTTCGGTATCATACATTCGCACCTCGTATTCCTGCCTTAATTTCAAAATTTCGCTTTCAAAATTATGGTCGAACATTTCAACTGCGTTCGAGTAAGCGTATCTGCAATAATCAAACAACAAACTTCTTGCCCTTGTCGGCTGTTCAAAATCCTCATCAGTAAGTAGAGGGTTATAATCGCGGAGGTGCTGTTTTCCATTGGCTATAATCAGTTCAATTTTCAACTTTGTACTTTCATCTGTTTCAATGTGTTCGCGGTCGAAATCAAGCATATTAACTACATCGTTCATGATTCCCATTTTTCAACACCTCCGTGATAAATTAAGCTGTTGCTGCCTGATTAAGAGTTACTTTAATTTCAGCAGGATTGAGCGCTGAAATGTCAAGCTTAATAAAATCATTTGTGTGAAGTGAAAAGCCTGTTGCGTAAGCCTTAATAAGGTAAACTCTATTGTCTTCAAGAAACTGGTACTGGTCAGAGTAATCAAGCTTACCTTCTTTGCCTGTTGAGAGACAGGCTTTATATCTTGAAAGCTGACCGATTACAGCAGTGCCTTCTGTAACCATTTCAGACGGATAAACATTCGTCGGGAAGGGGAAGAGGTTGTTTTTGTACGAGCCGTCGGTTGCAAGCACCGTAGTCGCAGGAATAATCTTTGTGAGATAGTCCACAGGATTAACGATGAGGTCAACCGATGTGATGTTGTTTGTCTTGCCACCCTTACCTTTTGCAAGCTTTGCGACAACATCCATATATGACTTCACATCAAGGCTTGTGAGCTTTGTTGCCGTCTTTTCTGTGTAAGAGTTTGCCTTTACTGCTCCTTCGGGGTCCTTGAGCATACCGATAGGTTTGCCGTTACCGTCGCCGTTAATAAAGCCATCTTCAAAAGCATAAGCAAGTGCATCAGCAAGAATTCTGCGGACATATGCGTCAATGTATGTAGCTCCGAGGTCAAGCATATCCTTTGGAACAGGAATGAAGGCGCTTACCTTTGATGTTGAGAAGTCCTTTTCCTGAATTGTGCCGGCAAGCTCCTGTGTGATTTTTGAGTTTAAAGCGCCCCAAGCAGCAAGCTGTTTTGTGTCTGTGGCAAAGATTGCCTTAACAGAGCCGTATGTGTTTTCGATGCCGATTGCATCAAGCAGAGGATGATTGCTGGTAATGTCCTCAAGCACGGTGTCAAGAATCGTCTGAGGAATTGTAACATCAAGACCTGTGAGTGCCTGCTTAACATCGGCGGATTTTGCCGCTGTGACGAAATTATTGTAAAATTTCTGCTCTGCGCTTGTAAGCTGTCTGAATCCTCTCTTTGCAAGGATTGTGTTGTCGGCTGTTTCGCCGATTTCCTGTGCGACCTCAATGATTGACTGCTGAATACTATCAGCATAGGCATTGAGAGCCTCGGTCATTTTTGCTTCATCTTTGGTATCAATGGCAGTTTTTAAGTTCTGCGCAAACTTTGCTTTTGCGTTCTTAATCGCATCAAGATTCTTCATTTTTCAGTCTCCTTTATAAATAATTTTTATTTTTGAAGTATTCTTCAATAAAGCCAAAGCTATCCTTTTCTTCGGAATTTTTCAGCTTGGGCTCAGGTGGTGTCTGCTGGTCAGGCTTTGTTCCGAGCATTTTTAAAAGCTCTGCCGCTGCCTGTTTTGCTTTTGGATTTTTCTTCTGCTGTGCATCGTTAACGATTTCTTTTGATTCCGTTAAATCGACAGGATCAACGATTTCATCACACAAACCGAGGTCAAAAGCCTCTTGTGCGGTCAGAAATGTTTCAGCATCGAGCAACGGTTCAAGCTTTTCTCTTGTAAGCTTTTCGCCTGCGTGAACAAGATAAGAGTTTGTGCTTGCCGTGCTGATTTTTTCAAGCTGTTCAGCGTAATCTCTATGTTCTTTCGCATTTCCGTAACAACCGCCGACTGCATGATGAATCATCATTGTTGTGTTTGACGGCATTACGATCTTGTCAGCCGCCATTGCAACGACAGAGGCAATTGAACAAGCCATACCGTCAATGTATGCAGTGACGGGCACACTCTGCCGTTTGAGCAAATTGTAAATTGACACGCCCTCGTCGACATAACCGCCGATTGAGTTAATATAGAGCTCAATGCCGTTAATTGTTTCGGCTTTTTCGATTGCTTTACGAATATATTCAGCGCTTGTCTTGGATTCTACGAGGTCGCCCCAAATATTCAAGTAGCTCGGCTCAATTTCACCGTAAAGATATATCTGCAAGACACTCTGATTTTCGGCAATCTGCTTGATGTTGTAATTTCTACTTTTCATTTATTCATTCACCACCCTTCAAAGCATTTGCTATTGTTTGGTAATTTTTAGTAATGTAATATGTATGCGCCCAAGCTTCTGGACAGGGGAGCATATTGCAATATTTTTGAGCCTGTGCAGGTGTCAAAACTCCGCTGGCAATTGACTTATCAAGATTATTCGCCTGACTGATTGCGTCAATATGTCTGACCGTCGTTGTGTCAATCAGTAGATAATTACCTTTATTAAATTCAGCACCGCCGAATCTCTTTTTGGTGATTTCCTGCTCAAACATATTTGCAATCGGATCAATTGCATTACCAATAGCGCAATCCATAGCGTCCGAGAGCTGAGAGGCTTCACCGCTTAAAATTGCCGGCGGAATGTGCAAAGCGTTGCCGACAATCGTGTACGCCTCAGTTTTTAACTTCTGAATATCATTAATCTCGCTGTTCGTAGTCTTTCCGGCATCGGTTGACGGCTCGGTGTAGTGCATGCCTTTGTACAGAGGCATAACGGCGTTCTTATTCGCGTAAAACGCTTTAAACTGCTTTGCCAAAACTTTGTTGTAAGTTTCAGCGAAGTTTTCGTCGCCGAAGCTGTAATTATCCATCTCTAAGATGCCTTTATGTCCGACAGCTTTGTTATATCTTTCTTGAGCTGATAACATTAACTGCTCGTAAGTGTTGCACATATCCGATAACAAGCCGTTAAGAGCAAAGTTGTTATATCTGAGGTAAATTACCTCACTTTCAGGAAAAATGCGCTGATATGTAAAATTTCGGCAAGTAACGCCGCTGAATGTGTCGTCAATCAAAGCGTGTTCCGTTCTCGAGAAGCTATCAGCAATCATAAGCTGATTATCGGCAGTTTCAACAATTAAAAGCTCATTGTCAAAAATCAACTTCGCGACAGCCTGCGTAAAAAATTCGATTTTTGTTTGATGTTTGTTAGGTGCATAGTTCCACAGATAGTATTCAGCTTTGCGACTTTCTCGGTTATTGTTTACCGTCACAAATTCACACTTCGCCAAGCTTCGGGCAATAAAATCAATCGCCGTAAACAGAGCAAGCTCAGTCAGGTGAAACCTCTGTTCATCAACTGTTGAGCCGTCCTCATTAAATTCCGCTGCAACGGCATTTTTTTTTAAAAGATTTTTCACCCAGTTTACTACTTTCATTTTCTCACCTGCCTTTAAAATACAATTGCGTTAAAGCAATTTTTGAGTTCATCAACCGTCATCGGCTGATTTTGTTTCAGCAAATCAAGCTGTGTATATGCGGCGACGAACGCCATAAATCCGTCTGTTTTTCGTGATTTTGGTTCAATCTTTCCGTATATGATATTGCCGTTTTTATCCTCGACAGCCGATGTGTTGTTAGTGTACCAACGCATTAACGCCGAATCACCCCAAACAATACGGTGATTTGCGAAATCAGAGGCAATCAGAGGAGCTACAAGCATTTTGTCTGACGGCCTTACAAGTTTTAGATTATTTCGTCCTTTGCGGTCGCATTCAAAACCCAACTGCATTAACGGCTCTTTGAGTAATGTATAGCGGTAGTTATCTAACGCTCCGCCGACAATATTGTAATGTTCTTTCTGATTTCTCAACCAGTCGGCGACAATTTCAGGGGGGATTTCCGCTCCGTCAACCCTTTGTAAATCAGGCTGTTGAGCATAGGGGAATTTTATCCTGCCCAAATCCGCAGATTGCGAACAATACCACGAAAACGGCTTCCATACAATTTCACCGTTAATTAAAAACATTAAGCCTATACCCAAAAAGTCAGTAGTTTTTGTATAATCAATGCCAAAAACACACGGCTTACCTTCAAGGTCGGGGAGAGGTCTGTTTGTTGCTTTGATATTGTCCCACGAAGTTACAGGATTTGCTTCCGTTCCCTGCGGTAAATTCATTCTCTTCGTCATGAATGAAGAGTTATTATTCGGATCAATTTTCCATTTTTCGTATTCCTTCCGAAGTTCTCGGAGTAAGTTTGGAAAATATTGCAAGCTTGGATTTGCTTTGTACCAATTTTGCTCGTCATGAACTTCCTTTTCGTCATTTAATCGGCAAATAAAATAAAGCGTGCCGTTGTCGGGCGCATCACCGTTCAAAACCTCAAGGCCTCTCGCAAACTCTTGGTCAAGCGGACCGTCTCTCACATATCCCATTGTTGTGGTTGTAGTAGTTCTCGGGAGTGGCTTTTTTCCTAAACCGGTGACAAACACGTCAATAAGCTTGTAATTTTCATATGCGTGTTTCTCATCAAAATCGACCTTGCCCGGTCTACCGCCGTCTTTCGTATCACTGTTAGATGTCCGATATCTCAACACAGAGTTTGTCTTTATATTTACAATTCTTGTTTTCGTCCACTTAAAGTGTTTTTGCATTTTGGCTTTGTTATCTTCAAGGACATTATAAATATCGTTAAAAGTAATAGTCGCCTGATCTTCCGATGTTGCACAAATGTCAATGTCGTAGTTTTTAATACCGTTCACTGGTGTTAAAAGTGCGAAATCTTCAAAGCCTAAATAGCCGTTTTTGCCTGTACCTCTTCCGACAATAAGTACAAGGTCGGGAAACCTTAAAACACCGGGAGCTGAGTATGTGCAATTGTGCAATGCAAAACAAAATTTTTCCCATTCAAAAAGTTCATAAGGAAAATATTTCTGCAAAGCCAAATACTTTTCAAGCTGTTCTTCATCGACGTAAATTTCCTCGTTTTCAAAGACATTTTCGACAAATTTAATCAGTTGAATTTGCTCACGGCAGACACGATATTTACCGCTTTTAACAAGGTCTATATACTCATCTATGACTTTACAGTTCGTCATCAGATTCGCTCTCAACCTTGTCAATTGACAACCCCATTTGTGAGAGAATTGCTAAGCGCTGTTTGTTGTACATTACTGCATTTTTTACCGATGGGTTGTCCTTCATATACTCTTTGCCTGTGGCACTGATAGCTTTGTATGTTAAGCCGTTTTGGCGTATGTCCGCTTGCATTTTTCGTTCAAGTTTTGTGCAAAAAATGTAGCTGTCGATTAAATCTCTATAGACTTCAATGTTTGCCCCTTTCAAGGTCAGTTGCTCAATTAAGCTGTCTTTGATTTCTGCAATTTTAATCTGTGCCATTTGCTTCTCCTCTCTCAAAAATTTCTCGTGTGCGTGCGCGAGACCAAACTGTCGTGCCTTTACACCGTTATCCATTGACCTCAGAATTTTTCGATTTTTTACCCGGGGGTATGTCTTTTTTTGACTACCACCTCTCAGCAAACTCATCTTTCAATTTTTTCGGCTCGTATTTGTGATGCTCTCTGTAGTGACAGTCCTTGCATAAACACTCGAGGTTGTTAATGTCAAGAGCAAGGTCAGGTCTTGCTTTAAGATACAACTTGTGATGTACCGCCTCACAAGGGCTGTACTTACCCACAGCACGACAGCGTTCGCATTCGTAATGTTCAAGTGCTTTTTTTCTGTCACGGACTTCTGCCCAATTCGCTGTCAAGTAAAACCTGTATGCTTTACCGCTGCGAATTTGTTTTATAATCCAATCTGTAGTTACTTTTCGTTTTATCATTGCAATTTAATTTTACATCAAAATCAATCGTTTCTACTGACATCTTTATTTGTGCAAGTTGTACAAATAGCCTGTGTTCAACCCTCGAAGGTTGGCACAAAGTAATCTTGCCTCTTTCAGCCAGCGCCACACAGTTCGCTCGTCCGTGTAGTTTTCAAGAGCACATCTCATTACCCTCGAATTGATTTCACCTTTTTTTAATTCTTCTGTCGGTGCAGGAAAATAAACAGCACATACAGCCTGACAGATGTAGTCTTTTCCGCTGTTCGTCAAGGCATTTAATGTGTCTATCACGGCAAGCAAGTCAAGTCGCAGTGCTTGGTGCATTGTTTTGTCAGAAATGATTTGTGCTTTGCTCGGACAGCCGAGAGCAGCATATGACCTGAATTGCGCAATCGTATAATCTTTCGTTGAATCTCTCAAATTCTTGCACCTCCGAATTTCTTATGCTTGTGAGCGTTGGATAAATATGTAAAGTGAAAAGTTGCGCCTGTGAAATCATTTATCCACATTTCGTCTTTGTAGAAATAATATCCGTCCGGGCAAGGCAGAGCCTCACCCCGTTCAAGCTTTCGATATTCTCTCTTTTTTCCTTCTGTCACTTTGATTTCAGGCTTTGTTAAATTTCTTGATGTTTTTAGTCTTTTCTTTCCGCTGACATCTTTGCGGATGTACTTTGCAAGGTCAGCATAGTTTCCGTCTTTGTAGAGCGGAGTGAAATTTATTCCGTTTTTCCACGACCAACATTCCGTTAAGATTTCACGAACGCAATCTTCAATCACTATATGCAAATGCCAATTTTTCCCGAGCTTGCCACATTCGCAGTAGCCGATGTATTTAAACTTGATTTGTTTCTTATCTGTCCTGCGTTTCACTCGTTTAAAAAAATTTGAGACAACCCTCTCAAATTCATCTTCGGTAAATTCACCAAACGGAGCGGAGAATCTTGCGAACCAGTCACCTTCTGAAAAGTTGCAGAGGATAAGCCGTTGCGTGTGTTGCTCTCCTCTGATGCGGTTAGCTTTTGTTTGCTTTTCGTTGGTTCGGGATTGATTGATTTGCCTCGCAAGATTTTTCTTGTTTCTCTTTCTGAAAGATTTATAATATTTCACCTCGAACAGAGGCCCCGACTTGATTTCAGCTTTGTATGTAAACATATTAAACTTCCTATTATATATGTTAAAACTAAAACGGTCACTTAATTAATTCCTATAGCAGGCTATAAAAGGAGTGTTTCAACTCCTTAATTTGTGACTGATTATTATTCTATTTTCGCATTAAAAAGTCAAATGATATAAATATGCAGTAGTCCGTCTGACCATCGAACTACTGCTTTGTGCAACCTTACCGTTGCAATTGTGTGTTTGATTTTGGTGCATTTTTTGTAACAACTAAAACAATCAAAAGAAGAAGTCGTCATTTGACTGTTTTTTTATATGAAAATTTACTTTTTACATTTTGTTTTTTAGATTTTGCATACGGTAAGGATGTTGCCGTGTTTAAATGTCAAAACATTCTTTGTAGCTTTTTGCGATTCCTTGACAATCGTCCGACTTAATCGGCACATGACAGGCTACGGTTCTAATGTTGTCTGCATCCAATTCTTTGAAAATTTCCGATGCTCTCGTTTCTTCTGCCGATTTATAAAACTTAAAGAGCAAATCTACAAATGGTATGTTTCCAAATTTATCGAAAAATACTGTGTCGTTTTCGGTCAATGCTTTTAAGCAATCTTCTTTATATGTATCTGATGCGTCCGATAAAATAAAAATCTGATTGTAAACATCGTGCTTTGTGAGCAGGTCAATAATCTGTAAAGCTATTGACAACGCTTTCGGATCGTGTTCAGCGATTGCTTTTGATAATTCCGTTAGTTTACAAGAGGTTTCTCTTGTTCGATTAATCCATTCAATGTGCTCTTTGCTTGCAAAAAAAGTGTCAGTCCTAAACCTGCGATACTCTTGTAGGAGCTTGTATTTGGCCTTGACACAAGACTTGGCTGATAGCAAGCCTATCTTTGTGCAACTATATATGGCTGACATTGACAACACTAACCAACGATTAAACATATCTAAGCTATTGAGCGTAGCCACATCAAGGTCACCGTCGATGAAGCCTATCACAAGTTTGTCGAGTTCCGACAATGTTTCTGCCGGTGTCGGATTGTCTTGCATTTCCGCTGCAACCGGTTTTTCATTTTCACTCATTCAGCAAGACCTCCTTCATAATCATATAACCCAAGTCTTTTAATTTTCCCTGCGGCTATCTGCGCAACAAACTGGCCATAGCTGTAACTTGTGCCGTGCTTTGCGTTGTAATCAGCGCAGTAAAGACACATCCTGTCTATTCGGTCGAGTTTCTTCTTGCGACCTCGTTTCTTTTTTTCTTCACTCAT